CATCATCAACTAGGGGGCGCAAGCCGAAGCCATTCTTTTCGTACCAGCTTTGATACTTGGTATAGTATGCGTTTGAGATCTCCACACCAACTGACGCACGGTTGACTCGCTCGGAGCCGGCATGCCATGCTCCGTGCTGCATGTCTAATGTCTGATAGATGGTGCCGTCATTGTCTATGAGAAAATGCACTGATGCTCCGCGCCTATCTAACACACGCTGGCACGATGTAGAGGACAAACACACATCCCAGTGATTAACAAAGAGACGAATGTTGCGCTTGGGGCGCCCGGAATAATTATAGTAATGACCCGAAGGCGTTTCTAAGCCGCCCTCTTCGGACCACAAAACAACCTTGTCCCAGTCAATAGCTGTAAAGTTTCCCTGATAAACAATAAAATTTGAATAACGACAAGTTTTAGGCTGATGATCGTCTATGTTTTCTTGCCTTTCTGTCCACAGGCGACGAAAAGTCGCGGGACCACAAAGACCGTCAGCAGATAAGCCTTTTTCTTTCTGCCATTTCTTAACGGCGCGCGTTAGCTTGTCATCAAAATATTTTTCACCAAACCAAGTCGGATCCCATCCAAGCTTGGCTGCTGATGATTCATTATAAAAATTCTTGTCTATTGGCATGGCACCTTGTTCCCATTTAATTAATAATTCCCACTATATAATTATCAAGAACAACGTTTATTTTACTATTATTTATAGTAATTTCTTCAATCATAGACTTGTCGACGATCACAGAGACCCCATACGCGATCTGTTCTTTAAACCGAACATCCGACGCATAGCTCACCACTTCTGCTGTAATGTGGCGCGCCTCTGTTGGCTTGTAATCGTCAGGCAACGCGATGGCGCTTGCTGTTTGCGGCTTAGGTTTTGGCAACTTTATCTGAATATATCTGTTAACTGGTTTAAACATTTCCCACCTCTTGTTCTAAAATCTTTTGTTGTCTCTGGTATAAAGTCTCGCTTAGAAAAACCTCTTCGCGACTTTTGCACTTTTTACAATACATACTCACATTAACGTGGCCACCCACCATCGCACGAATATTGCCTGTGGGTGCCCAATAGCATTCACCGCCGTCTTTTCGACAGCGACGTTGGAGAATCTTGTTCTCCATTAAATGATTAAAATTCACATATCACCTCAAATTGTACAACTATCATTTGTGCAGAACTTAGTTCCACTTCCGCCTTCATCGGTATCGAAACGCTGAATGGGCGCTATATTCTTAATTAGCTTCTCATAAGTTTGCTTATCAATTGGCTCGTATGGCGCCTGTTCGTAGCCTGTCTCTTCATAACGCAGAAAAGATACTGCCTTTAACCTTGTCTCATACATTTCTAATGCATCCTTAAGCTGGCTTGCTTCTTCTGGTTTGAATGTAACTGTAATGGATACGGAGTTGTCCGCCCAATAGTGTTGGTACTGTGCTGCCATTTCCAATTGTTCCCACATCGAGACCGATCTCTTTCCTTTTTGAAAATAAGGCTCATGGACAGGAAACTCAACGCAAACAGTGTTGGGAGAATATTTATCATCTTCCATATTATAACCTGCTTCAGATAAAGTTTTAAGCAAATCTGAATCTTTTGAAAACCTTATCCGTCTAATGTAATACTCATCCTCCGGAAAGTGTATACCCGGAGTAGAACCATTGAGCAGAGACACGGTACCGCTCGGCTTAATGCTTGTCATGCGAATAGACTTGGGAATACACAGCCAGTTGGAGTATTCTTGATCTAACTCTTGTACGTGTTCATATGCCTTGTCGCACCAATTAAGCATCTCGCGCTTGCCATGCTTGTTAAACGCTTGAACAACACCCGACTGTGACAATCCAATACGTCGGTTCTTGAGCATCTTGGCGTTAGTCTCTGGCCAGTGCGTATTAGAAAGCGTAATGGTCTTACCATACAGGTACGCAATCTTTAGCGTTCTGAGATAATCTTCGTAATCGTCGTGCTTCGCGGGGAACGTCTCCACTAGGCAGCACAACTCCGCATCCTCTAACTGCTGTTCAACGCAAGGGTTAAAGCCAGCCACATTGATATCGTCAAAGCGCGGACCATCTTTAAAGCGACCGCGTGTGCGAGCATTGTCTAGCCAGATATATCCTGGTTCTCCGTTCTTCTGTGACTGCTCTGCGTGCCACGTATAGTCCATACCCACCACAGCGTTGAAGGAGTTATTGGAACCCCAGCGGTGGTGGTAAAGCTTCTCCTGATCGTTCTTCATCTCAAGATACTGGCGATCATCGTAAGCGCCCATTGCTAGTGCTGCCGATCGGCGCACGTTGCCAGCTACCACGCAGCGACCAATCAAGTTTTCCGTATCTACAATATCTACGGATGTAATAGGTTCGCCAACTTTAGCTGTGTATAGCTCTGTCAGATTGTCGTGCAGTTCTTTAAGTGGTCCGTGTCCGCTTGATGTGCCACCGAAGCCTCGGATGGGCGCGCCTTCTGGGCGAATTGCTGAGTAGTCAAACTTAGGGACGCGAGAACCAAAAAAGAATCCATCAAGGAGAGTGTGAACTGAATCTACCCAGCCTTCGCGAGAGTCATCAATGACCAGCGTATCGTTGGTGAACTGCGGCTCTTTGATGGTGACCGAATTATCTCCCTCCGTATCAAAACCAACGCCGATACCAACCATCAGCGCATCCATCATCCATGCGAAAAGATAGCCGCCCTTGGTGGCAAGGTCACGTGTTGAGCGAAAAGCGCAATTGAATAGCCCTGCGGCGGTGCGCTCCTCTACGAACTTGGTTCCCATCATCCACAGCCCTCTACCGGGGGGTGTCCACTTGAGGGTAAATAAGCGATCATACGCCTCCTTAGCGGTGCGCTGAGCCTTGTTGTCGTTCCATTCCAAGCCAAGCATGAACACATGCTGCTTCTGCATGTTGAACATTCCTTCAATGACGCGTCGGCACGTCTGCCACCACTCTTCAGAGCCTGAAGCTTCTGGGTCAAACTCATTCAATCGTCTAGCATATGTACGTTTAAAGGTCACATACCCCAATGGACCCCATGGTACTTCTTGCTGCTTATAAGGCTCAATAAAGGTATCTGATAGTCTAAATCTGCGGATATTTTCCAGTGTTCTCATTTGCGTTTTCCTTTTCGTAATTTGGTATATTTTGCTGATAGTAGCTGCTGTTGAGCCTTGGGGTCTAATGCGACTGGCGCGGTGACCACTTGGTTTTGTGGTTGCCCTTGCGGTGCTGTGGGCTTCGGCAAGATCTTAATGTTGACGTTTGACGTATCCATAAATATAGGATAGATCATTCCATCAGGTCCATTTCTATTCTTGGCAATAAAGATTTTGCCTTGGTTGTTTTGTTTGTCCTCGATTGTGCGAGAGACAGAGAAGATGAAATCAGCCACGAAGCACTTATTGAATGCCTCGGAGATCTGCTCCATCGTAATAACTTCTGCGCTCAATCCTGAGCGATTTGTTTGTGATGCTGTCCAGATAGGACATTGGAACTCCGTTGAAAGGGCCCGCAGCTCTTCGTAAATAGACTCCAGTTCGTTTCGCTTCTCTTTTCTCACCAGAACAGGCTTAAGAAGGTCCGCATAGTCCACGATAATCATTCCCGGCTTTATGCCTCGCTTTATGAGACGAGACAGGTGCGCACGGATTGTGTTAGTAGATGCCGACTTCGTAGGATACTCCTTGATAATCAGATTGCCTTCAAAGTCTTTGATCTCTTCATATATCTCATCTTTGAAATTCTTGATGTCCGAGAGCGGATATCCTGTGATACAGCTATCGTAACGATTGGCGATCACTGTGTCCTGTAGCTCTAGAGTATACTGAACTACAGTCTTACCCTCTCGCAGCGCGGCGGCACCAAGGTGAACCAGCACCATACTCTTGCCTGCACCAGTCGGAGCAATCACAACTCCCAACTCGCTCTTGCCAAGCCCACCGCCAACAATCGCATCGATGTCTTTCCATCCAGTCGACACAGGGCTCCTGTGCTTTGGCTTGAAGCGCTCCTCAAAGTCTGCCATATAATCATAGCCGAAGTTATTCTCCGATCCAAGTTTAAGCGAGTCATTGATGACCTTAGAGATCTCATCGAACGAACAGGTCTGGAGCAAGCCTACCGACTTCATCATCGCTTCTTTAAGGTTTTGCTTGCGACAGAAGTCTAGTGATGTCTCCTTGATATAGTCATTGTCTTGAAGCTCTCGGGTATGAATCCGCGCGAAGTATTCGCGGACTTGCTTCTGTGTTACCTCATCTTCACTCTCAAGCTCTGCGCGCACGATCGTCAGCATAGCATCTAAAGACGGATGAGTATTGTACTTTGTTCTATAGGTAACAATCTTTCGTAGAAAAACCTGAAGATACTCAAGCTCTATAAAGTTTATATCCAGCACCTCTGTGATCTGATCCGCGAACGGTCTATCCTCAAAGATTAGCTGAACGAGCCCTTCTTGGAAGGTCTTTCCATACCTTCCGAAGTTTGCTTTTTCTGCGATCATTAATGCCCTCTGTATGTCTTGTAATTATAGCCGATCCTGCCCGAATGTCAAGGTAAGATCAAATTTTATTCACTTGCGCCGTCAACGCATTCGTAGTTGATCTTGTTTAACTGTGACTTAAGATCTTCCCAATTTAACTCACCAAATCCGTCTTCACGCATCATGCGAATTAGCTCTGTCCTGTTGAAATCACACTCGAAATTCTCCACCGCTTCTTGTGTAAACTGCTTTGCCTGAACAGACATTTGGGGCGCGTAAAGTTGCATCATTTTATAGTTATGCTCCACCAATTTTTTATTTTCAATTACGTTGTTATAAAACTGCACACGCGATCCTTTTGTGCTCTTGACGCAGTAGTCTAGAACTTCTGGGATGGTGCAATCTCTATCCTCGCTTAAAAACGGCAGGCGCTTTTGGATCGTCTTCAGTCCCGCGCCCTTGATGCCGGGCAAGTTGTCGGATGCATCACCTGCCATTGCGCGCGCCAGTGCCATATTGCGGGGGTGTACCCCGATAGTCTCTACAATGCGATTGGCGTTCAGCATCTCATTTACAGTAGGCCGCCACAAGACTGTCTCATCGTCGCACAACTGCATGAAATCCCTATCGTTTGATACGATAATCTTCTGCCAGCCTTTGTAGTGCTCCATCTGGGTTACGTAGGAGATAATATCATCCGCCTCAATCTGTGCGATCAGCACTTGGATGATTGGCATCTCATTCATATACTCGATGATACGCTTCTGCTGCCACATCTTGTTGGCTAGCTCCTCGTCTTCCGTCAGGTTGCGGATGGCGCGGTTAAGGCGAATGGGCTTTCTGCCTGCCTTGTAGTTCTTGTCCATGGTCTTGCGCTTGCG